GAGGATTATCAAAAATCACATTTTACCCTTGCCCTAATTCTTTAGTTTATCCTTAGGGTAAACTTAGGGTGTTTTGCTCGTTTTTTGCTCGTTTTCCGCCGTTTTTCCGCCGTTTTCTCTAGTTATAAGACGGGAATAATCACCTATAGGAATCTAAGCGAATAATGTAAATATAGATAAATGTACATGATTTGGAAAACAGTGCATATTTGAGTAATTTATAACCGTTTTCAAACCGTTTTCTTACTTCGAAAGCAATAGTATGTTTGTACTATAATGTGAGATTTTCCTACGTTATCCTATGCCGTTTTACTTGAATAACGCTTGTTTAACGCTCGTTTTCTCACCTTTTGGTTTGCGTCTGAGCGATTTTCTTTTATTGGGCGGACATACTATCATCCAAAAAGAGAAAGCCCTAAAACCGCAATCCCTGAAAGGAATACGAGCAAATAAGAAATGCTGCCTCATCTCACGACGAAACAGCATAAGCGCACAAACACAAAACAAAAATATTAATGAATGAATCAAAAATAGCTTGCAACCAACTTAAAAGGATAGTCCATGATTCCAACTACAAAGATATAAATTTCTATCAAAACGGATCCGGCTCTTCTATCAATTCCACAAGCCTTGGGAAAGTATCGCTATACCAAACAGGTAGTAACGTGTCCGGATAATCAATGCGTGTACTATTCACTCCGTACTTTAATCCTTTTAAGGATATTGCTTTATATGATTCCCCGTTTTTGTTGCGAATCTCCATGAAGCCTTTTTCTATCAACAACTGGTTGAATTGTGCTGCCGTGTACTTTTTCCCGTGTATCTTTAACAGGTCCGTCAAAGTGTATGCTTTGCGTACTATCTTACATTTATCTTTCTCTTTTGCAGGGGATGGGGTAAGCTTCTCAATGCATGGGCGTTTTTCTTCCGGTGTGTTCTCTGTAGAAACGGGTATATCAATCATTGGCAAACCTTTTTCTTCCGCTATCTTCTTCATTAGTTCCAGTGTTAAGGCTTTATCCGCTCCGCCTAACCTTTGCAAAGCGCCTACCCATTCGATAAGTTCATGTACCGTATGACCTGCTCCGGAATCTGTCGGATCAGGTAGGGCATTACATTCCTTTGCCCTATCTTCTCTTTCCAGTTCATCCCAACGGAGAATTAACTTTGCACGGGCTTCGTCGTTGAACTTGGTAGCGATGTACATACATTCCCGGTAGTCTAGTAGATACATAGGGCGTTCTTGGTTGTTAGCGTCTAGGTAGGAGCCGCAACCAAATCTGGTTTGGGCTACTTTCACCCATGCCGGTTCCATTGCTCGGATAGACCGCAATACATGATGGTGTAGTTTTCCGGTCATTTCCGCAATCTCCACGGATGACATAGTCCTTTTGTGCGCACTCGGCTCATTTTTGAGTTCAGTGCTTGCATTAATGATTCTTGTTTTCATAATCGATTATAATTAAGAAGTTATTGCTTTATATTCAGCCGAGACCAAAATTGGACCCGGCTAATTTTCTTTTGTTCCTTTCGCATTGAGCACCGGACATACATAGCCGACACCATGACGTTTTTAAATGATAGCTTTTGCCGTTCCGGAACACCGTGCGATCATAGAAGCGGTGAAGGGGAAGAACCTTGCCGCAATGTGTGCATCTCTTCCGTTCTACTCCGTCCACTATAACCCGGTTTTTGGGCTTCCGTTTAACCAGCCGACACGAAAGACACTCATGTGCGCCATATCTTCGGCAATAAGCTATAGACCGTTCACCGCATTTGGCGAAGTGGATGCAATCGGGCCGTGGTGATGTTTGATGTATATTCATAATCGGATTCTTTTAAATGTAAACCCGGCAACCGTATTGTTACCGGGGTGGCTTTGTTGATTGGCGTCAACTAATGTGTCGGACCGAAGCCCCCTGACAAAATCTATTATAGTGCTTTGATTTCGGTTTCGTCTCTTAATCCTAAGTATTCATTATCATCTTTTAGGCCTGTAAGCCCAAGCGGGGTTTTGCGTTCATGCCAACATTTTTCAGTCAAATCATTAACTAGGCTGATAATATGTATAAGTGTCTCGATTGTACACTTATTGTCATCAAACACATAATTATCTGCGTTGAGAATATCCTTAATCAAGTTCAGCAACCCAGATGATAAGCCGAACATACCGGCATGGTCTAAAATCTCTTTACCGAACTTTGCAAGTTTGCAAACTTGGTCTGCATTCAGACCTTCAAACTTTTCTCTAATTTCTGAAAATTCCATAATGTTTTTATTTATTGATGTGAGTTGTAAACCATTTCATTTAGTACGGTGTAACCGTCTTTGCCTAGATTAACATTATAACTAGTGCCAGAGTCTATACTAGCTAAGCTATCAATAACGCAAGTTTGGCAGTACATAATGTTAACCGTTACTTTATCGTTGTTCTGTAGAAGCTTCAGCAGCCTTTCGATAAACTGCTCTCCTTGCTCTGTCCGCTCTTTGCTGGCGGGTTCTATTATCATTCCCATAGTTGTATTTTATATTGATGGTTTCCCATTGTTATCGTTAAACATTTCATCCCATACGCAGAAAGCAAGAAGGATGATACAGACAATTAGTGTTACGTTCATAATTGATTAAATATCAAAGAAGTGCTCTCCGGGCTTCTTGAAAAAACGATATCCGGTATACAAGCAACCTAATACTATCAATATTTCCATCTCGTTATAGTTTAAGAGTTGTAACCTGTTGGTATATCGTGGAGGCTCTTATTATTTCTAATGGTGTGCCGGTCACTTCTATTGCTGTGTACTCTTCGTATTCGAATACATTATGCTTTATTCCTTCTATCTTTAGCATGGTAGTAATATCCTCTACTTGCTTGCTCTCGTGGAGCTTGTAGACCTTTGTTTCTGTCATAGTGTATATTTTATGATGGGGTAGCGTTTTACGACCCCATCCGATTAATAATCAATCACCACAATACAACCCACATCCGTAGCCCATTGCACGACTAATACGGTCCTGGTATTCATTATAAGAGATACCCTCTTTGCGTGCTGCTATCTCGGCTTTCATGCGTTCCGCTTTGGCTTCCGCTTCTCTTCTGATCCGGTCGGCTTCGATTTGTGCACGAAAAAGAACCGAACTAATAGCGGCTTGCTCTCTTTTCTCACGTGCCTTTTCTTCATGTACTTTTTCTTCCTCTTCGATTGCTTTGCATTTTTCTGCTATGGACTTTTCCCATTTTGCTGTTTTCCAAGATTTACGGAGTGCATCGGCAAATGTCGGGTACTTTGCACGGGCGTTCGTAAATAGGGCCCAAGCTTTTTTCATTATCTTGCTTAAATCGTATCTTTTCATGTTTCGTGATTATTAATGTTACTTTTATGATGCAAATGTAACCCTTATTGTCACATTTGCAAAATATGAATCTTATAAAATTTGATATTTAACGTTACTTAACCGAATGGACGTGATAATATACGTTTCATGTGAGTATATTTGCAACTGTAACATTTAATATCACATAATTATGAAACTATCAGTAAAAGAGGTATGTAAAGAAAAAGGGCTTACAATTCAAGACCTTGCCGATAAAATGGAAATGAAAAGAGAAAGTTTAAGTCGGGCTATAAATGGAAATCCAACGCTTGAAACATTGGAAAAGATTGCATCAGCTTTAGAGGTTGATATTACAGAACTGTTTGGACCTTCTTCTTCCGGTGGTATTATTGGAGTGATCCGCATAAGAGATACCAATTACAATATAAATAGCGTATCGGACTTGTCCTGGCTGCTGGATAGAATAGAAAGCGGAGAAATTGTTTTATAATATCAAAGTAGAATAGTCATGAATGAAGATTTAAAACAGTTGTTAGATAAAGCTGACACACTCAAAGAAGAGTTATCCGCTTTACGTCCATTACCGGAAGATGCGTTGCAAAAGATACAGGACGCCTTAGATATAGAATACACTTACGAAAGTAACCGAATCGAAGGTAATACCCTTACATTGCAGGAAACCGCCTTAGTGGTAAATGAAGGCGTTACCATATCCGGCAAGTCTATGCGTGAACATTTGGAAGCTATCAATCATAGCGAAGCTATTGATTATATCAAAGATATAGCGAAGAAGGATATAGAGATAAGCGAACGCACTATCAAAGAAATACATGCTCTTATCTTGCATGGAATAGATCGTGAAAATGCCGGGCGGTATCGCACCGTTCCCGTTATGATTTCCGGTAGTACCCACATGCCGCCACAACCTTATCTAATACAGAAACAAATGGAGGATTTTATGATAAAGTACCGACAGATGGAGGAAGAAAAAGTACATTCGGTACTTATAGCCGCATATCTTCACGACGAACTTGTACGTATTCATCCGTTTATTGATGGAAACGGGCGAACGTCACGTTTATTGATGAATCTTTATCTTTTACGGAATGGGTATACATTGGTTACTTTAAAAGGTAGCAATGAGGATAAAATAAGTTATTATAAAGCACTGGAAGAATCTCATACAGAGAATAAGCCGGAAGCCTTTCAAAAACTTGTTGTTGAGGCCGAAATAGCCTCTTTGCAAAGATATTTGTCTATAATGCAATAGGGTATGAATACAAATGAAATAGATAAATTGAGCTTTTGCAAAGCTCATGCCTTGTTTGAAACTGGAGATATAGATCGTATTGAGGTGGGAACCGTAAAAGGATTGTGTGACATACACCGTTATTTGTTCGATGGGTTGTACAGGTTTGCTGGACAGGTGCGTACGTTGAATATAGTAAAGGGAAACTTTCGTTTTGCTAATTGTATGTATCTTGATGTGATGCTCCCAGTAATAGAAAAGATGCCGGAAACGAAATTTGAGGAAATCATTGCTAAATATATATGATTGTAGCCATATCCGAAGAATTGCTGTTTAAGCTAGTAGAATTTGCAGAAAATCTGGGTCGTAAAAAAGAACGGATCAACTCCTTTAAAGAATCTCAATTTATATCTCAAAATCAGGCACATATCCGGTATGGCAAAGGAAATGTTACTAAATGGGTAAAAGCTGGCATAGTGAAGAAATATAAAGATGCTGATGGAAAGTTACGTTCCGGCGTTCGTTATGATGTGCTTGACCTGGAATCAGCCGCTTTTAAATGTAATTATATGAAAGAACTTTCCCCTTTGGCAAAGGCTGAAATGAGAGAAATAATAAGCCCCGTTCCTTGATTGGTTCGGGACTTTTGTTTATACTTAGCCATTAAAACTATAATTTATATTCATCGTTCAGACGTTTTATGACTCTTTTTATTGTTGAGGCTGATAGCTTATGCTTGTTTGAAAGAAAGTCCCGAATTTCGGCTTTTTTTCGTCCTTCTGCAAGCATATCTCTATACTCATAGAACATATCAAGATACATTATATCATCTGCGCTCACTCCGTTTCTGTTCATTGTAGCAAGTAGAAAGCGGCTTGATGCTAAAACCTCATATACTTTCATCTGCTTTGGGAATATAAGGTAAGAAATCAAAGCCTTTAAACTCTTTACTGTTGATGGTATGAGTTACCTTTTGTTTATCAGAAAGACCTATAATTCGGGAAACTATATTGGGATTAAACGCACCAACAATAGCACCTTCTAATTGTTGTGTCCTGATGACATTCTCTATGCGTGTAATGACTACGGAAAAATCTTCATGACTACCTTTTTTAAAATCGTTCCAAAAGGACTTACTAACATCTAAATAAGCCATTAACCCGGTCAGAGAGTAAGGACGTTGTGTAGGGTTTTCTTCTTTTTCCTTTATTTCTCCTTTCGTTTTATTCTTGATTACTTTCCATGGAGTCCTGTCACAATAGGCAAAATACTCACAGGCTGCTTCCCACAACTGTTCAGGAGAAGCAAAACGCTTGCTTCTCCCATGCTTATTTCTCAACTTCCAAAATTGGTTTCCTTTAGGTGCAGACATAACTAATGTTCTTTTAATTGTTTGATTAAATCCGCTTCTTCCTGGTTCTTGACTACAACGGTCAATCCTGTAGAAACTTCTCCTGAATGCTCGGTGTTCTGTTTGTTCTTCCATCTATCAGGAGCAAGGTTTGTAAGAAGGAATATACCAGCTCCCACATTAGGCTCAACACGGACATTTTTTCTTACTTCCTTTTTCAACTTCTTTTTCTTGCCTTCCATATAGTATTCGGAAGAAACCTGTTCGTATTCATACCCAATGGCAGACCTTGCAAGGGAAGAAACAACATTGCGTTCTAACCCGTTTTTGAAATCTTCTTTCGCTTTTTTTATAGCAGTTCCGAAAGTTTCATTTTCCATCCATCGGTAATAGGTACTCTTTCCGATTCCCATTACATTACAAAAATCAATAAGCTTTGTACCACCATAATCTATAAGCCCGTTCTCACATACCCAGTCAACACACTTTTGAATTATCTGTTCATTAAATTTTGCCATATCTTCAATAGTCTTTTATATTTAGTCATTAAATTACAAATCTCCTAGATGATCCAGAGCTTCGTCCGGTATTTCCATATTTATAGCCTCCTCCATAGAGATGGAATGTCCCAAATACTCTTCTAAAAGCATTTTTCTAGTTTGATTGGCCTGTTCGGTAATGCTCCGAATCTTTTCTTCTACATTTTCTTCCATGTCATTATAATTTTAAAAGTTTGCACTCGCATATATCATTCTCATTAGTCTTTATCTCTATGATAGCCAAATAACAGCCATATTGTGCTAGATAAACCGGTACATCCATCTCTAAATCTCGTAACTCGATACTGTTGAGACGGATATACTCGGTCACTACCTTTGCATCATTGATTAGTCCTTTGTACGTCTGGTAGTTATTTGCAATTAAGGTAGTCCATTCTAGCCCTTTGAATACTCCTTTTGTACCGTCAAGAAGCAATATTCGGGGATTTGTTTTATTGTATTGTAACTCCCCGTTTTCGTTGTAGGAATACATAGGGATATAAGCTACTCCGTTCTTTGTATCGCAAGCGGAGAAAGGCAGTTTAATAGCATCACGTTCGTAATCTATCGTGGCATCATTGACCTGTATATTTCCATCGTAATCCCCTTTTACCTTATCATCTTCTTTATACCGGAATCTGTTATTTTGAGCTATATTGTCAAGAGTATATTTAAGGCTTCGTGGAGTTGCACTCCTATAAGCCATAATAACACGGTTAGTCCAATCTACAGCTTTAGATTTGTTTGCAGACAGATTATCGAAGGGAATAAACTTGATTCCATTTACGCCATCCGGTAAGGCAAACAGACCAACCATTGAGGCAATGGCCTTGATAAAGTCTATTTGTTTAACATCAGGAAGATTGGGAACTAAGGGAAGTTTCTCTCCAAAAAGAACTTCACCTCTAGCTGATAATGTAAGATTCAAATCGGTATATTGAGATGCCGTAGTAGTTGTATCATTCGTGTTTAACACAAAGAATAATGTATCTTCTTGTTTTAGTGATACTGTTGCATCAATGTTAAATCCTGCATTATATTGCTTATTGCCAATTTCCTGAAATGATGTCGGCTTTATAGAATGCACGAGAGATTCATTAACCCGTATTTCCAAATATACTTTATCGATATTACTTGGATTGTACGCCATTGTAAATGTTGTAAGAACAATCCCCTTTACTTTAGTATTTACTGAATCATGGGAAGATGAAAAACCTCTAGTTGTTAATGTTCTAAAAGGTGATACAGAAGATTGATATGTAAATTCCCTTATATTTCCGTACTTAAGTTGAGTACTATCTCCATTGAATTTGATATTAAGACCTATATTTCCGGATAATTGGGTACTTCCTCCTGTTAATTGTTCCCTGGATACTCCATCTCCTGTAAAATTGATTCTATATTTGTCATACAATTTTTGTGAATCATTCCTTGTCAAAAGAGGAATAATCATTTTGTTTATGATAGTAAGCTTGTCAGACGGAAAATTAAACGTCACTCCGTTTTCTTCCTGAATCTTATCGAGTATCCACCAAACAGGTATTACCGGATGATACCACACATTCGGATCATCAGAGTTAAACCCGTAGTCAATAAGAGGAAACTGTACTGAATTGCTTCCTTTATTATTCCACACTACCCAATCTGTACCCTCAACTGTTCCATATTTCAAATCCGTCAATTTTTTACCATCGTTTACTACACTGGCGAAGTTAGTGACATTACCCCAAATTAAAGCTATCTCTATAAATTCTCCGGTTTCAAGTAATACTACAATTGCATCTTTGATTATCTCAATACCATTTCGCAATAATGTACCTTTATGTTTTAGATAAGGATAACGGCTTGTTGAGCTCGGCATGTGAGAACACTCAATCAAAGCAAGATTTCTCGCTGTTTTCGGTAGCTTGATAGTATAGCTGCTATTACTTACGATCTTACTAATATCGGTTAGCAAATTACTTTTATAACTCAAAGTAATATCCGTTTTACCTAGATCAACCTTTGTATTATTGATGTATAATTCGTCTCTTATCATAATCATATTTTTATTTATGCCGGGTAGATCGTCCGAAGCAGACCTACCCGGTATTGGGTTATACAATCTTTGCCAACACTTTAATTAACTCTTTTGCTGATTCGTTAGTCAGACATACGGAGATGGTTCCATCCTCCGCAATATCGTCCGCCTCCAGATTACCGATCTCGAAAATTAGTTCATCGATATGTACGCCATCTTCTTTGGCATGATGAACGGAAAAATCGTGTCCTGAAAAGTTATGTAATGACAGCCCGTTTTCCGGTACTCTCTCCGTACTAAGCTTTAGTAAACGGATTGCCAGATTTACAGCTTCTTCCTTACTGATACTACATACCAAATCGTTATCTTCTGTCAAATCTGATTCAGGATCAATTCCTTCAAAAAGAAAAGTAATCTGTTCGGGCAACTTCTCCTTTCCCTTGTGCGTAATGGCGCACGGTGATGTCTTTTGTATACTGAAATTTAAACCGTCTTGGTTCTCGATCGAATAAACTTTTTTTCTCATAATGTTAAAATTTTGATTGTTAATAATTTATTTAGTTGAGCAGTGCTCTATTAATTGCCTTTATTTGGTCTAATGTTTACGTCTAAACGATTTTCTCCACAAAGATGAATATCTCATCATCTCACAAAAGAAAATGGCTTAAATCGTCTTATTTTGGCTGAATATATTTTATCTGTCAAATTTCGGTAGTTCATTCTCTTCTTACTTCACATTCAAAACCTAGGTTTCTTAATTCATTCATCCGGTATTCTTGTAAAGGTCTGGGCTTTTCCTCCGGCCTTTTCACTTCGATAAACGATGCTTTCCCGTTCTTTAGGCATAGCAGGTCAGGAATACCCGGCTTATTCGTGAGAATCAATTTAACCACGTAATAACCTTCTGCCTCTAACCGTTTGATGATGCGAGCCTGTATTTTACTTTCTAGTTCTGCCATAGTACGAAAGTGTAAAGTCTTGCTTTCCGTGTACCGCTTCCAGTATCTTGTTTTCAATCCCGCAGTCAGAGCAAAGAAAGTAAACGTCTGCCGGGCTGGTGCGTTCTTTTGAAACTAGGCGGTTCTTGCCTTGCTCGTATGATAGATAACTAAATTCGAGATTAAAGAAAATCAAAGCGTCGGCTGTATCAAGTCTCACGCCTTCACGTGCCCGACGAACTTGCGATATAAAGACTTTATTTGATGAGGCTTGAAACTCTTCCGGGCTGTCTGTCCATTCCGGGAAGACAGACTGCAATAACTCCGCTTCGGATTGGTACACGTAAAACAATGCAATTTTCTGATCTAGGAAATAACTCTTCACAAAATCCGCCTTACTGCTGTCAAATATCAAATGCTCGCCATTCTCGGAAATTACACTCCCGGAAGATAGTTGATGTAATTTAGTCAAAAGCTTTGCCGGTGAATCTCCTAGAACAGTATAGCCGTTGATGTCTACAACCAAATCATTTTGTAATCTTCTGATATATTCTCCGGTCCTGTCTTCCATCTGTACCTGCAATATATGCTCGTTAATATTCACCTCAAATCCCGCCTGTTCCTGGGAGTAAGAGATAAACAGGTTTCTAGTATCATTGTCTATCTTTGGTTTGTTGGCACATGAGTAGTCGTTTATGAGATACCCGTTTACTTTCTTCTGTCGTGTATATACGTACTCTTTCGCCCATTTATAGAAACTTTTATAGTTTTTCCACGGTGATTTGCTGCATACCCAAAATTGGTGATACAGTTGTGAATAGCTTTCGGGGGATGGAGTACCTGACAGATAAAGCACGGGTGAACCTTCGCAAATAGTCCTTATCTCCTGTGTACGTTTGCTTGGTTTGGGGTACGCTCCAAGCGAATGAGCCTCATCAATGATAACCAGGTCGTACTTCCCTGTTACCTTGTGAGCACTCTCGTAGTTAATAACGTCCAGCTTGAAAGACGGATGTAATGCGATATAGTCGTTTTTTATGCTGGGGATGGCTTTTAGTTTAGTGATGAGCAGAACACTCTTTGCCTTGAATTTATCTGCAGCAGATAAGGCCGTGAGTGTTTTCCCTGTCCGACATTCCATTGACAGGTAGCAGCAACCGAAAGCTGTTAGTTTGTCGGCTGCCTGTATAGCTATGTTGTTTTGGTATTCTCTTAGTTTCATGATTAAAATGGATTGTTTTCTGTATAACCTTTCGTATCGTAGTCAAATATCTTAGTTAGGGAACCGTTATGCTTGAATTTGACAGTTCCGACAGAACCGTTTCGATGTTTGGCTATGATCAATTCACCATAGTTGTAAATCTCCTGCCCGGATGAATCTTTGACAATGATTCCGTAATATTCCGGACGATGAACGAATATAACCATGTCCGCATCCTGTTCAATGGCTCCCGATTCTCGAAGGTCTGCAAGAATAGGTTTTTTATCCTGTCTCTTGTCTACTTCCCGGTTGAGTTGAGACAGAAGGATAACAGGTACATTCAATTCTTTAGCGATAATCTTTGCTTCCCGGGACATCCGGGCTATTTCCTGTTCTCTGTTTCTTGTTCCATTTGAGCTTTCAGTTACCAACTGTAAATAGTCTATTATCACCATTCCACATTTGTTTTGTCGATGGTATAAACGGCACGTTGCACGGATGTAACTCATTCCTATAGCTGCGTTATCGTTTATTGTTATCGGTAAGCTGTATAAAGTTCCCCCTACTGCTTTATCTATTTGCTGTAGCTCATCTTGGCTTATATTGCCGGACCTTAATTTGCTGGGATGTACATTGGATTCTGAAGCAATGAAACGTTCATACAGGCTGACAGAATCCATTTCTAAAGAAAAAATGACTACCGGAATACCTTGTCTAGCTGCTGACTTTCCAAAATGTAGAGATACAGCAGTTTTTCCCATGGCTGGGCGTGCTGCCAATACTATCAACTCGCCACCGTACCAACCGGAATTTATATCGTTAAGGTCTTGTAGTCCGGTTGTTATTCCTGTCTGTTTCCCGCTACTATACAATCCCATCTTCCTCTCTATGTTTTTTAATGCGGACTGTGCAATGTCTTTAAATGACTGGGATTCACTTTGCCCGATTAAATCCTGCTGCATTTGCTCCAGTGCTTTCCCCGCATTGAAAAGAACGTCGCCGATATCTTCCGTGTCGTCATAGGCTTGTTGTTGGAGTATATGGGATAATTCAATGGCCTTCCGTTGCAGGTATTTCTGCTTTACCATCAGGGCATGCTCTACAACATGAAATGAATCATACCCATAATTGGAAGTTTCTGCGATGAAATGGAGTGGCACTTCGTCAATCTTACCCATTGAACGGATTTCGTTTGATACTGATACTATGTCACACGGTTTATTGTTTGCATAAAGCGACTGGATAGCATTATACAATACAGCATACCGGTTATCATAAAACATATCTTTGTTCAATTCGGGAGATATGGTATCGAGTATTTTGTCACCGCCAAAGCTAAGAAGTGAACCGATAACAGCCTGCTCCGCTTCAGGTGCGTTCGGCATTCCTTTAATTGGGGACGGTGTATACTTGTTTGTTTTCATCCTGTACCTCCTTTCTTCCGTGATTCTGCCACCAATAAGTAAACCTTCTCTTTGCGTCTGATATGTTCGATATACTCCGTTCCTCTCCGATTGAAACGATATAGGCTATGAACTTGTCTAGCTGGGCGGGAAGCATAGAAATGAAAGACACGCCTAAAGTAGACTGCATACATACCGATTCTTTCCATAGTTCGTCGGATAGTAGTTGTTCTTTGATTGATTGAAGATCGAAAACTTTATTCGCTCCCTCTCTCACACTCTCTCCATTAAGAGAGAGAGTATCACTTACACTATCACTTACAGTTGACGTCCGTAAACGACTTTCAACGGTCGTTGCATCTCGTTTGCGTTTTTCGGCACTTCTCTTTCCTGCTTCTTTGCGTTGTTCAATGGCTGCATCATATTTGCTTATATTACGGTCTATAGACGGTTGAAAAGCTGAAAAGACGCCATCTACCACGGCATTATCAATTTGTGGTATTTCTCCAGTACGGACATAATCAAATATTACTTTAATGAGTTCGCCTGCAAGTTCATTTGATAGTCTATTAAATGTATTTTCCCATTCTGTATAAAGTACAAATGATTTTCTACTCATTATTACCTCCTTTCCAATCAATAGACATCTGCCGTTTGTCCGGCTCTAACCAGTATAGTTTTCTTTTATCGTCCAAACGAACGTCTTTAATATTCCAGCCTTCATCATTACGGAGGGTGGAGATTACACGTCTGGCGTCATTCGAATTTGTTTCAGCGTTAATCTCTTTTGCTGTTACTTTCCGGCCAGATAAGAAAATAGATCGTACCTGTTGGATTATTCGAGATGATTTGCTATCTTTGTTTCCAGATCTATGTTGGAGATTGGCAGTCGTTGAGACTGCCTTTTTCTTTTCTTCCATAGTCAGCCCCTTTCTTATTTATTGAGAATTGCATCAATTTCAGACTTTTTGTAGAATCTCTTTCCACCAACTTCTGCCGGTATTAAATATCCAGTTTTCGCCCATCTCCATAAAGTAGACCTATCTACATGAAATATACCTGCGACTTCGTCAGGTGTCAAATAGGATTCATTTTGCTTTGCTGCGATAGAAGATTCTAACTCTTCTTTAGTAGAACGAATCAGATGATTCGCAAATTGTATCAAATCATTTGCACCAACCGTTATAGACACATTGGCTCCGCTTTGAATAATTTCTTGAAGACTCATAACTAATTACTTTTTTAATTTGCCTTTCCCCGATAGGTAGCTACTGCTATCGGTTGTTTGACGTGAACAAAGTTATGAGTGGAAGAAGATGATGCAAAAAAAAGAGAGTGGTGTTTAATGGTGCACTACTAAACACCACTAAACACCACTAAACACCATTAAAATTATTGTTTTAGACGTCTTTAAAAAATATCATTATAGGTTCTATTTCTTCATCCCTGTGTTTCTTTGACATTTGATTATTATACCCAGATTCATTTCCAATATTAGGAAATTCCCAGATCAGTTTTTCTCTCTGTTCTTTCGCTACTGACATATCCTTCCTCCTTTTGCGAATCATTTCTTTTTCACTATCGTATCACTATCCAGCAGAATCGTAAATGGTCCATCGTTTAAAAGCTCAACCTTCATATCTGCCCCAAAAATACCGTGCTCGACCTTCCGCACCTGTCCGGCGCAGCGCGCCAGCGCGTGTTCGTAGAGATGGTTCGCCAGTTCTGGATTTCCCGCACCCGTAAAGCCCGGGCGGTTTCCGTGGCTGCAGTCCGCGTACAAAGTAAACTGGCTGATCAGCAGGATCTCGCCATCCACATCCGCCAGCGAACAGTTCGT